GCCATAAGAAACGGCCAATTATAAACACTGCAAATCTCGCTTTGAGCAAGATTGATAAATCGCTTTAGCTTAACAAGATCAGAAGCGACAGAATAGTTGTAAGCTCCAACCCTGTCTGAAAGGTTGTAACAAAGGTTTATAAACGTCAATCCATCGGCCATAACCTGGACTCCTAATTGAAATCATATTGTTACCTTAACCTATGGTAACTTTTTCTTTAACCTTAAGTGGGTGCATCCGTCTTTTATGAAGATACAAACCACGTTCATTTAGATACGTTTTCCCACATGCCTGACATTTCATTGATCCGGTGTTATTTTCAGAAGCAATAACTTCTGGCACAGCGATATCATCTTTCTTCGGCACATCGGGAACCACAGACACAGAAGAGGTTTCCTTCTCCTCTTTATAAAGAGGGATAACAATCACGTCTTCTGGTTCGAGCGTTAGTTCGCTATGAGCGTCCGCACCCATCTTCTTTGCCATAGAACTTTTCCCAGTCTTAATATCGACGATAGGATCAGTTAAACGAAAGTTTTTTGGTGCATTTCGTTTAACGTAGCTTTCAATTTCAGACCAGGCTTCTTGCTGTGGAATCAGTTCCCGATCAACGACCCAAACAAATGGGCCCTTCTCAGAAACAGTCGCATAAGTTCGCATCTGGCCCGTAATCGGATCTCTCTCAGGTTTTATCTTAATCAACCGTTCTCGTTCACCGATGTAATCTCTCCAATGCCGTGGAAGTTTTGAGCAATTAAGCATCTCAAACGGAGCCAACAGCTCTTCCGGCAATTCGTCAAACGCAATCACCTTATCAGGCATGTCCATAATCCTAATTACTTGTTTCATACATTTCTCCCTTTTTCAATGTTCTCCCTTTTAAAAAAAGAACGGGGCAGGGTGAGGGAGTCAAACCTTACCCCGTTCATAGCTTTCCACCCAACACCACATCCAGCATTTTTTCTACGCGGTGTAGGATTGTGTGGTTCTTAATTACTTTTTCGTATCCCGCTTGCGCGATTTCTTCTCTTTTCTCGTCATGCTCGATGTAGTATCTTGCTTTTTCAACCATTTCTTTTTCGTCCCGATATAGTACCAGATCATGTTCATCTGTAAATAACTCCTCTATCGTAGGAATATGGTTCGTCAAAAGAAATGACCCAGTTGCCATAGCTTCAAAATCTCTCATATTAATATCGTCCAGCATGTGGATATTGAACACGATCTTTGATTCTGCAAATTTAACCGCCGCTTCGTTAAACAACTTTTGACCATAATAAAAATTTGGGAAATTCATAAATAACGCATCAAGTGCGTCAAGACGATTTTTGCTGTTTACGTTACCAACAAAACAAACGTCGTATTTCTTAGACGCCAAGTTGAATTTTGGGTAAGCCAGAGGCTCCACCGCGTGTGGTAGCCAGATTGGGTTCTTTACCCCGTCCTTTGCCATTTCCTCGCAGGCTCGTTTCTGGGCACAAAAAACGTAATCAGCATCGCGTGACTTATTGAGGCGATATTCATATCCAAGGTGCGTGTCAGAGTTCCATACCAGGAGCGGTTTCGGTGGTCGCACCGGGACATAAGGCAGAATACCCGTCAAACCATCTTCACCCCAGTCAACGTCGATATTTAGGTCGTAATTCCCATATGGAGACAAGTCTCCCGTTGGAATCAAGTGGTCTACTTCTACCGTCTCCTTGTATTTATCATACAAGCGGTTAGCAATTTCCAATGCTAGAGGATCAAGCTCGTCGGTAGAAAACCCATAGCTGTGCAACTCTTGACCTGTAAATGTTTTGTCCTTTCTTACTCTTCCAGCTATCATATCGCCATAAAACTGCAGTCGGCGCAACGCCGCTGTGACGTAAAGAGGATTTCCATCGTTCCGTCCCAACCTGTTCTCGTAATAAGTGGCAATCCTCATTTTGAATCCTCCGTTTTTTTATAGACGCCAATAAAAGAGACTCCGTTGTTTGGATCAACCGTTTCAACTTCTTTCATTCCACAAACGGCCATAAAATTAGACAACGATGCTCGATTAAAAGCGTGTACGTGTTCCGGATTCATTGGGATCGATTTTCCAAAATCCTCGTTGGGAACAGCGACAACTAAAATCCCTTCATGTTTCAATATCTGTTTCCACTTTAATATCGTGCTGATAGGATCTATGACGTGTTCAAGAATATGCCTGGCGATAACGACATCCGCCCCATCCAGAGTGGCCGGCAAAGCATGTGAAATGTCGCACGTAATATCTGCAACGCTCGGTTTACCGACATGAGGGATTATATCGCCTTTCTTGACGCGATCAACACCGATAGAGTTTTCGACAGTTTTAACAGCTCCACAACCCATCTCGACGACTTTCGTAGAACTAACCCCGCTAATTATTTTACGAATCGCGTCACCTTCCGAGTCACTGTCCGTTCTTTTGAACCCTGTGTAATCAAGCCCTCTCATGGTATTCAAAAATTCAGTGAACCCATGTTTCTGAATCAGATATTTATTCGTCCGTTCAATCATCTCAACGGAGTTCCATCCGTTTACTTCCGTGTGTTCACCTCGAACCCTCGTTCCTGTTTTAAACGCATGATGAATTAAAAACGCATTGGGATTAACGAGTATTTTATATCCCGCTTTCCGAAACCGAATTGACAAATCAATGTCGTCCCCGCCCGGACATCCCGTATCAATCCCTCCAACTTGCTCGTAATGGGATCGCCTAACAACGACTGTGAAAAATATCAGGTAACTAACTTCGGTTGGGGCACGCATGGCATCCTGCCTATAAATACTGTGCCACCCAGAAGCGATTGTTGTTGCTGGACCAACTGCCGCAACACGCGCGTCTCTGAAATGGATAAGCATTTGACTATAAAAATCACTACAGGCTGATGGTATATGCGTGTCGTCGTTTTGGAAACATAGAAATGGCGTTTTGCTGTTTTCAACACCCAATTTCAAACCACGTTCCCATCCCAGATTTTCATTCGGCTTCAAGACTCTCGTATTTGGGAGTGCCTTTTCCAGATAAGAAAGTGGCTGATCGCCATTATTTACAATAATTAATTCCGCCAGTCCATCGAGTACTCCGGTATTTGAAATGGATTGAACGCACGGGTTTATATACTGAGGATTGTTGAATGTTGGAATAATGATGGAGAGAATTGGTTCCATATTATTCACCCAAAGCCAACACAGGTTCTTTTGAATCATACTTAGCGTAGACCCCATGCCTCTTCTCTATTTCAGAGTTGTCACGTTTTCTAAGTTCATCAACATATTCTTCCGTGACAATGAGTGGGTGACTAATATGACCCAACTTAATCCGTGTGTCCATGAACGTCCGGATTCCTTTTTTCTTCGCCTGGTAACAGAAATATATATCTTCTCCTGTCCCACACGGACTCTTGAACCTTGGTTCAGGAACAGCTTTTAGCGCATCCACCGAAATCAGAACAGCCCCAAACCCAACTGCATCACATTCGACTAACCGATCTTTAGGGTAATTCATAACGGGATGGTTTACGAAATACTCTTTCTGACGAACAGAATCCCATCCGTCGATGCAAGAGTACATAACTGGTTTGTGTGGATAGTTGCGGGTAAAAGCCAACGGAGCGCAAATGTCTTTCTTGTTCGCATAGAGCCGTTCAAATAAATCAAACGGAGCGATCATATCGTCGTCAACCATGAAGAGATAATCACACCCGATAGAGATGGCGTGTTTTGCCATTTCTTCTCTTGCGACGTGAACGTGCATCCGTCCAATCGTATACTGATAAAACTCAAACCGTTCTTTCTCTTGGTTTAGTTTGCCTCTTTCTTCCAGATGCCCAAGATGCTTAAACATGGAAAGGCGGTCGCAATACGCTTCGCTCCCTGTCATACCTTCATGCGGGATACCGACAAGGACACGGACCACCCCCTCTTCTTTTTTTTCAACTTGATCGTCAGACATTTTTTGAATCACTAGACTCCCCCGTTTAGCGAATCAATCTTAGCTGCACCTTCAATAAATCTATAACGCTGTAACAAGATGGTTGTTTCCGTCTATGTCCAGCGTGTAAAGCGAGGGTGCGCTGTGACGCATTATCGCCCACAGCGCACCCATCCGCTTCACATTTAGAAACTTCGACAAGATCAAATCTCAACGGATTTTTAAAGGTCGGAGACCATCGCAACAAATACCGTGTTGGGTATCGCCCTGTCCCTTTTAGTATAGCCGTTAAGATCTGATTCATTACAATGCTCGAACGATTCCGCTCACATACGCTTCCGGTGCGCCAGAGATCGCAGTCGGAGTAGTCGCGGCAATGACGTAACGATAGTGCAACGTCGAAACGGCCTGTTCGGTCACAGACGAGAAGAACGTGCCAGCCACAGCACCCGCTTTCAACATGTCGCCACGCGTAATCGTGATAGAACTACCGACATTGGAAATCATAACACTGTCGGCAAAACCCCACGACGTTACGTTACCGAAGTCGTTAATGGCGACATTGTTTTTCGCCACTCCGATAAAACCACGGGCCAATGCACCAGTTGCTTTAACGGCGGATAGACCATCGATGGACGCTCCCGAAACAACAAGGCAAACGCCCATTCCGAGAGTAACCGATCCGCTTCCATCTACGTTTTTGAAACTGACAATCACCCTTTCTGCATCGTTTCTGTTTAAATGTTGAACAATCATATTGTCTCCTATTAGCTAATTGGCTGTGGCTTGGATCGCAAGGTTCACGACCTCCGGCCCTCGACCAAATTAGGCAAATTATTTAACTGACACTATTAGTGTCAGCGCCTTCGCATCTTCGCTCGGATTAAACGTGAAAGTGCCGCCAGAAAACGCGATATTAATACCACCCGATGTTTGGGTAGACTGAACAGTTGTCAGTTGTCCAAACCAATAAGCCGGAGTTGTAGTAATACCACTGGCCCACGTATCACCCGTCGATACCGTCGCAAACTTCGCCACAAAAAGATTGGCTGATCCGAAGTTTTGACGATCAACAGTTGTTGGAGTTATGGCCGCCATAAAGCCTCCTTAAGCCGCGTTGCTGTTCGATCGGCCAAGTTTCCGACGAATCGGAGCCGCAAGGCACGCCGTCAAGAAAATGCGGCTCACTTTTGCGTCTTGGAGTTCAGCGGTCTGGAACGGAGTCGTCAAAAAGTCCGTGTTTCCATCGACGTAGAATTTGATCGCGTCTTTGTGCAACACGTAAATAACGCCAGAAGTCGCCTGCACACTCCACAACCAAGGAATTTCCTTGAACGTCGCTTTCGTCACGCCCGCATCAACGGTCGTGCTGGAAAAACGCATTTGAGGAACAGTGATGGCTTCATAGGCTTCAAAGCTCGTCTGATCCGACAAAAGCACGTTAGGCATCCCTTCGGGATTACGTTTGGACACGGTGTTAATCACGTTCACCAACTGAGTGCGACCAACGCCAGCATCCCACGACCCCGCAGTCACAACAGCGGACTGCCACCAGCTATTGGTCGTTCCGTTAATTTGTCCTTCAGTTCCGCTGGCCGCAACGAGGTTCGGAAGAGATCGAAGATCGTTCGCGCCGGGAGAAGCCTTATAAATATCTCCTTCCAACAAGTTTCGCAACGCGTTTTCGGACTGCGTTTTCTTGGTTTGCAGAGCATCGGCAATCGCCTTGTCTCCACCACCAGCAGTCCGTTCGGTAAACCCATCGATTGTAACGGGGACTTGATACTGTTTCCACGTCCATTGATCGCGGGTCAAGCCGTCAACGGGATCGGAGGCAAGGATTTCATACCGAGAATAAGACGACGCTCCGGCATTGCCGCCATACTGGATGCCGTGAGAGATGCTTGCTCCACCTTTAATAGAATCTTTGCCAGTGGAATAGAACCAACCCAATGCAGTATTCACATTGAACACGTTATCTTTAATACCAGGGATCATGTGAGACCAAGCCAAGGTCAAAGTTTCGTCAACATTGCCAGGGCCATAATTCAACAGTACAGGTGCCGCCATATATTTTCTCCTTTATTATTTTTGTGCCGGGAGAAGGCCTTTCCTTGCCATTTCGAGGGCTTCCAAAGCGTTGGCTGGCTGTTTCTGAGCGTAACTGGAAAGTTTTGACGAACCAGCGGACGGAGCGTATGTCGAATTTTTAACCTTATCGTTCATCCGACCCATCCCGGCCTTACGTCCTTCCTCGAAAATGGTGTCGTAAACTTCTTTTGCAGCCTGATACCCATTTTCAAGTTTTTCCATGTACGAATCTCCAGGTGCAAGTTCGATAGCAGCACGAAGTAGATCATATTCTCCACTTTGGCTGTGCGTCCCGATTTTGATTTCGCTTAAACGATCAAAGTCAGGATGCAACATTTCGCCTTTTTCATCTTTTGCATCAGCAAAAATGTTTATCGCCTCTAACGACTCTTGCGTCTTGAGTTTTACCTCAATGTCCTGAAGTTTCTTAGAAACTTCGTCAACTGGCTGACCATTCGATTGTGCAGACTTCGATTTTTCGACGTAATCGTTCCACATCTTAACGAATTCGTCGTTATTTACAATCTGCTCAAATTGCTCGGCCTTTTCTTTGTAACCACTAACCGATTTGGCAACTTCAGCCTTTACTCGCTCAGCGATTGATGTCGTTTTTTTCTGATAATCCCTATAAAGGTTGTCATAGACAGCCTTTAATGCGGGCGGCAAAGTTTTAGGGTCAATATTGCCCAACCCTTCTTGCGAATCGGTTTCGTTTTGCCCGTCCGATTGACCGGATTCGTTTTGGCTTTCAGAGACAGAAGAATCAGCTCCCACTTGGGGGTTAGCTGTTTGATCCGTTACTGATTCAGCCTGCGTTTCTTGTTCCATAGCGATCTCCCTTTTTGTCCACTAGGCCGTATAAGCGGCCAGCTTTTTCCTTTTAGCTATTATGCTATCAGGAACAATAAATTCCTTAACTTTTTCTCTTGCCATCGAATGAGCCGCATCAACGACACTTTTTGACGGATTTTTAATCTTCCCTTCTTTGTAAGCCATAACGACAGCCATGAAATTCCGTTGTTTCACGCTGGTCGCAGGCATATTAACGCATTGCCATAAATCGAGATAACCGCTTCCGATTTTTAAAAGCATTCAAACGACTGCTGTTCTGTTTTGCCGAATCGACAGACGGGGCCGCTGGTTTGCTTACAGCAGGATCAGCCGTTCCAGTCCGAGGAGGATAAGGAGCAATAGAGCCTCCATCCACGCCAGGTTTAACGACCTTTTTTTTACCCACCATCTTGACCGCATTACCAACCATCATCCTACCCATCATGTTCCCAAATCCCATACCTCCTCCTTTTTCACGTGAAACATTTTTCAGACTGCCGACGTATCCGGTTAAACTCGCTTCTCCTATAATCTTGACCCATATTTTTTACATTCTGTAACGCTTTTTCGACACACGAGCGTGTGTCTGATTCGCACGTTACTCGTTGTTTTGCCCAACCCTCAACCAACCCCTTACTTTTCAGATATTCAGCTTTTTCTCTCTTGCTTGAAAAAACACGGGGTCGCCCGGTTCGTTCATCGTCAGCGAGTCCATGCTCAGGAGAACCATTCCAAAATACGTCTGGAACAGCATCGACCTTAAAATCACCACACAAATTGCAGTATTCCCATCCGCAACCAGAAATAGTTTTCCACGCTTTATCGTTTCCGCACCCGTTACAAATCATTGCCCACCACCAACAAATTTAGCCAATACCGCGTCATCCATTGATCCAGGCGTATTCATAACCTGTTGAATCGCCATGTTTTCCATCTCTATTTTATCGGTGTCAGCACTTATCTTTTGCGCCTGCATAGCGTTCTTTGCGCCTTGTGTCCTCGCCTTAATCTCGTTCGCATCACCTTCCTGAGCTGCTTGCTCTTGCATCTGTGCCTGCGCTTCCAGTTCTTCCTTTTCAGCCAAAACAAGCGATTTCATGTCGTATTCGTCAAGTAGCTCTTTAATCACGGTTCGCATGAACGGGCCTGCCTGTCCACGATCAACCTGAGCAAGCGTTTGAAGAATAGTCTGAAGGAGAGAAATCTTGTTTTCTTTATTAAGGGGGATTGTCGATCCGGCTTTCACTTCGACTTCATATTCACCAGCAATTTCTTCTGGATCAAACATAACTTTTTGTGTGACAGGATCAAACCTATTTCCGAGAACCTCTAAAATTTCTTCCGGTGGCTTTCCTGTAATATATACGCTCTCTTCAAAATCAAAGTTTGCCTTAAGATGCGCCAACATATGGTTAGCAATATTTTCAACGTGAGTTTCAAACCTATCAATACGCCGATCCACGCGCCCTTTTGCTCCTTCCATCATCAACTGAAGTTCGCCTTCTGTCCTCGTACTGCCTTTCGTAACGCCGCCTCGCATAAACTCAGACTGTCCACTTACATCGTTGCGAATGGACTTCAACCGATCAATCAGCATATAATAATCGACTGGCATTGCTCCCCAGTCCAACGACATTACGTTTTCGGCTACAGATCCAGCCCCGTGTGCCATTACGTAACCACAATCGTCACCACGTTCTAATTTATCAAGCTCAACTTGGTCCATGAACCCTTGTTTAATAACCGCTTGCCTGTTCCACCGCTTGTGGTGGTTAACAGCAGCACTCATCAACACCATTTCTTCAAGGACTTGTCCTTCCCAAGGCAAAATCGCACTCGTCGGACGGGGTTCCCCAGGAGCATGAAAATCAAAGTAATAAATGAACGGATACGCTTCCATGTATTCCGGCCACGGAACCGGGTCTTGAAGATACTTGTCGGTCATCCCTTCCGCCAGCAAGAATTTTTCACGCTTTTGGCCGTCCCACACTTCCCACAAAACAGCCACCGAAATATCGTCCTTAAAACTTGCCTTTTCGTAAGCGTTTTTATCAATTTCATGGCACGGTTGCCCTTTTAACTTCGCAGCCGCAGGATACTTCTCTTTCACGTACTTTAAAGGCTTAACAATCCGTTGCGCCATCCACAAACAATCCTTAGGTGGGCATTTCGCCCCCAAATTCCACACAACGTCCTTCGGTTCTACACGCGCCGAATAAAGCCCCTCGCTCTCAATCTTTAATTCCTCCGACGCCCCGTCCGTCTCAACAGCCCACCCGACCTTGTGCCACGCAAATCCACACAAATCTTTGTCAATAATCTCCGGTTCCAGTTCTTCTTTTAACTTCAATTTCCCCCAATAATAATTCAAAATCGATTCCCACAACTTCGCGCCCAACACGCTCCCTTCGTTACGTGGATTGACAGAAATAAATGGATCTCGATTATAAGTTGACGCAATATCAGTCTGAACGTAGGCCCAAATTGTATTTATCGGCGGGACAGGTATTCTTCCTTTCAACCCGTTCTGGAATAGCTGAAATTTACCGTTATATTCCTCAATGACCCTCTCAACCCCACTCTTCCTGAACCAATCGTCACTCGCTTGCTTTGAAATCGTTATCCGTTCCATCCACAACTTAATAAATCCCTGAACGTCTTTTACTTCGTCCTCTTTTTCCTTACCCCCAACCTCCGCACCACTACTGACGTCTGTAGGCATCGTATCTCCCTAACCAAGAAGCTCTCGCTACATCCCGGTGCGCCTTGTCTAGCGCATAGCCATACGTCCCAGGTAAACATCTTTCAACTTTAGTTTCAACGCCAGGACTCAATAACGGCAAATTCATCGCCAGCGCGTCACAAATATCGTCGTGCTTACCCTTCGGAAACGTCAGCAATTCCGTCTCCAGCTCTTTCCCCTGCATCCACGACGCATGATACACTTTCCCTTGCCGATAAAACGGTTCTAAACTCTTTATCCTGTTTTCCTTGGACCGCTCTGGCCCAGTCCGTATCTCCTCAATCCCAAAATACTGTCTCCGAACCCTCATCTCTTCTTCTATCGCCGTCTTCATCATCCTCTGAAACCCGTTCGTCTCAATACCCACATTAAACGGCTTCCACGTCGCCTGCATCTTAAACATGTTCTCCACCACCTGCGACGGCGTCCACCGCCCTGTCAAATAGTCAAGAACATAAACATTATGCTCCTTGTCCATCCCAGTCACTACCATCGCCGTCCTGTCAGCCCCAGGCATCTGACTTATAGCCAAATCAACAGCCATAGCCGTATACAGCCCTTCCGGCCTCCGGTTCCAATACCGGAACATGCCACCTTTAAACGTCTGGTTCTCCGTACTAACAGGCTCGTTTAAATACTGCGCATAAAACTCATCTATCGGCATCGATCTCTTCAAATGCTCAATGAAATCCATGTCGTTACCAGTGGGCGTCTCTACCCAATTCTTCCTAACGCGATCAAACTTCTTACTGAAATGCTTCGGAAATATTATCTTCCCATCCTCAACAACCTTCCGAACCATAACGTCATAATACTCCATCTCACTCTCAAATATCACACTGAACGTGTCGTCTAAATGCCACCGCGTCCCAATCTCAATTAACGTCCCACCAGGCTCTAACAAGTTTATCATGCTCCGCCGATACCGCTTCGTCTTCTCCCTCTGATCCGCCGTCTGACTATTATTAAACCCAGTCAAATCGTCCAATATAATCACATCATAATGTCCGCCCGTTTGCTCCGCTTCAATCCCCGTCGTCTGAAACGTCGATTCCTTTCTCGCATTCACCCTCTGCGCTACAATACAGTCGTCCTGGTTCCACCGTTCCGACCGAAAATCTCCAAATATATACTTCAACTGGCTCCCCTCCAACAACCCCTTGATCTCGCTTAAAAATTTCCTCGACATGTCCCATACGTTGTTCGCTATCAATATCCTTACGTTCGGATTCTCTAACATCCTCTGGATCGAATACCCTATCGTTACTAACGAACTCTTTAAATGCCCTCGCGGTAATAACAACGCCTTCCGCGCCGCAGGTTTCACTAAAAACTTCTCCACATCATCATGCACAACGTCCCAATCCTTATACCCCAAAAAACTCGTACATAGAAAATACAAACTGCTCTTGCACAGCTCCTTTATCTTCTCCGTCTTCCCATCTTCACTCACTCGCGCTCACCTTCCATACATTCTTCTCCACAGCCCTTTCACACTCACCACACCAATGTCCACTCCCACATCTCTCCCATCCACTCGGATACCGAAACTCAAATCCACCTACTCCATTTATCCCAGTTACAGACTTCATACCACACTTCTCGTAACTCCCACAAAAATTACACACTATCTCGCTCTTTACCCTTATCACCTATTTACACCCTCTCGGCCTCTTTTTCATACTCAACTTCCCCCCTTTTACTTTTTTTGCACCCGCGTTCTCCATCATTCTTTGCCACCTTTATCTACTCGCAACCAACTGGATGGTCATGCAAACGCAGACGCCCACGCCCTGGCGTTCGCTTCTAAATTCCCAAAAGAATTCTTTTTACTCTCAATCCCAATCGATAATTTAACATAACAGTTATTATCGGACATCATCTTGAGTATCTACTACCGTCGACGATTGTCCATTGGGCACTTGCTTTCGGTCACTTGTCACCGTATCAACTACCTCCGCTTCAACAGCTTGCTTAACTTTGGTGATTCGATCTGTGATCTTAGCCAACGCATCGTCGGAGAAATTAATTTGTATCTGTGGGGCTTGATTCAATTCAGTACGGGCGTATCTCTCTGGCATGTAGGCCCTTAAATAAGCTATTCGATCCAAAGTTTTTTTCGGATCTAGTGCGCACTGTTGCAAGGTTCCTTCGACTTTGTAGGCGAACCATCTTTTGGCCTTGCTAATTTCGCTGGCGAAGGCCTTATCTTTTTCGATATGTGCCATGACGGTAGAATGATGAATTCCCATTTTTTCGGCGAGAGAGGAGATAGAATTTTCGCCATGAGAATTAGCTAGGAGATCTACAAATTGTTTTTTAACTTGAGCGGTAAAGCCATTGGAGTATGGAGAATCCAAGAATCCTGTTTCGGGATCATATAAATCTGTTATTGCGCGAGCCATGTGTAAATTATTGGTGAAAATGGGTGAGAAAGTCAATAGGGTATTGCGATAAGATGTAAATGAGACTCAATATCAAGAATAAGAAAATGCAAGGTAAGGATGACAAAATGAGAATTCCGCATGAGATAATGATGATTACGATATAGAAAAAAAACGGATAGATGGTATAACGAAAGGTGTGACAGTAAAATTTGATGTACGAGTAAATTAAATTACTTACTAAATAATTGATTGTGGAATATTGGGGTATAGGAATAGGAGGACATTAGGCGGAAAGTTTTTAAATTTTCCGTCTTGGGGATGATTATGGTCGGGAAGATAAGAGGAGACGGACGCATTAGTTGGCGCGCGCGTCCAGGACGGGCTCCGAAATTTCCCGTCGCTGTATTTGATATCCACGTTTTTGCGTGTTGCCCGATTGCTCGGGATTCTAGAATGTTTTCGCCCGTCGTTTTTCCGACGGACTAGCCGGATATCGTTTCCGTCACCGGCGCAAGACATCTAATCCTCTATCTTCTTTGGCAATAGTAAGGGAATATCGCTGGCGGTGTCAAGCTTTTTTTATAATCGCCGATAATATGCCCACGGGTTTGGTTGGAAATAAAATTTAATTTTGATTTACCGTCGGACGTATGGGGGGTTGACAAGTTATCAATTTCATGATATTATGAAATTGCAGTAGATGGAACACGCAACACACACAAAGCAAAAAGGGGAAATAAAATGAAAATAAAAATAAGCCTACCGAATGACTATAACTCCCACGAAGCGGAACGGCAAGCCATAGATGAATTGTACGGTGGTAATTGTATAGCTTGCTCCGAAGATGAGGGTAGACTAATTTTTGATGAGCTGGCGAATATTGCAAAAGCGGCCGGGCTCAAATACGTACGCGCAACGGAGTACGGGGCAATATGGGAAGGAAAATTGAAATCAATTAAATCGGCAATTAATAATTTACCAAGATGGGCGCAATTTGGCGAGGTGGCCTAAAATGAATCAGAAAACCGAAACAGAAAATAAGCGATTAGCAGAATCGGCTCCGGAATTGCTCCTATCATTAAAAATGATGGTGGATTTTTACTCAATTCATTGTGTGGGCGAGAATGAACCGAAAGCGGCCAAATATGCCGTATCGATTAAACGCTTGGCACGGTTAGCAATCGCCCGGGCAATGGGTGAAATCCAATGAGCACGTTGGAACTATCAGAAATTAAATACGTGCTTATGGAATCAAGCCTAAGCGAATCCGAAGCGATTCTAGCCCATGATGCGTGTAATTTGGCCATGGTGTTCATCGGCCAAGTAAATGGGCGGATTCGCAAGATTTGGGCCGTTTCAGCTAATTAAAAAGCTGGAATTGCAATATATTGCAAAAACGCATAATTAAACATTAAAACACACTAAAAAAAGGGAGAAATACAATGAGTCACAACATTAATTCAATGTTCTATTACGGCGAAAAACCGTGGCATAAACTTGGGACAGAAGTATCAGAAGCTCAAACTTCTGCGCAAGCGATTGTCGCGGCGGGGTTGGATTGGAAGGTTGATAAGGTTCAACTTATAAGATCGGACAATTCCGCCCCGGTGAATAATTTTGCCACCGTACGGAGTGATAATAAAGATACCTTGGGGGTCGTTGGACATGTATATGAGCCCCTCCAAAACAATGGCGCGTTCAGTTTTTTTGACGCCATTGTTGGGGAGAAAGCCGCAATTTATCACACGGCCGGGTCTTTGGGCAAGGGCGAAGCTGTCTGGATGTTGGCCAAATTGCCGGGGTATATTCGGACGGTTGGGGACGACGTTTCAGAAAAATACCTGTTATTGACAAATAGGCACGACGGGAGGGGTGCTGTTAGTGTTATGTTCACCCCAATCCGTGTAGTCTGTCAAAATACACTAAATATCGCCCTAGCGGGGGCCGAAAGAAAATTCCATGCCAAACATACATCGAACTTAGGTAACAAAATCCGTGACGTTAGAGAATACTTAGGCTTGATCGATGCTAAAACGGCCTTATTCGAGGACGCGACGCGAAGACTGGCAACAGTTCAATTAACCCGTGACGCTTGGGAAAGTTATATAAAAAAATCCGGTTTAATTCCGCCCGAAGTGGTTGGCGAAAAAATGTCAACCCGCGCCTACAACATCATGGAAGATGTTTCGCGATTGTTTGAACATGGGAAAGGACAGGACATGCCGGGGGCACGTCATACGGCATGGGGGGCATTTAATGCTGTGGTTGAATATGTCGATTATCAAAGGGCGACAAAAGAGGGAAAAAGAGCCGAAAGTCTGTTATTTGGTTCTGGTGCGAACATCAAACAAACGGCATGGGATAATGCCTTAGCGTTGGTTTAACAAACGTGACGGGTCTCCCCGGTACATCGGGGGGATTAAACACCTAATCCGGTCCGAAGGCCGGAAAATTAAAAAGGGGAAACATATGACCACAAAAATCAAAACCACATACACTCCGGGGCCGTGGACGGTAGACGAAATAGATGGGGGGTGTTTGATCGGGGCCGACAAATTAAATGGATCGCATATCGCTCAAGCTATGTCCCTGCCAGACGCCCGACTAATTGCCTCCGCACCGGAATTGTTGGAAGCGTTAAAACGGGTTCGGCATGCATTTTATGTTGATGGGTCATCAAAGGCCCTCAGGTTAGCATTTGAGAACACAAAAGAATTAGTGGCCAAAGCAGAAGGCCGTATCTAATCGCGCAATTCCGCTTAAGGGGGATTTGTGAAACAATGTGAAAAATGCGGAGCCATGCTTGCCATGGTTGAGGGGTACGAATGGACAATGACGGGGTGGATTAAATCGGAACCTAGGGAAGTATATCATGAATGCCGGGGGGAAAACTTATGAAAAAATTCACTGCTAGGATATACACAAAGGGAGAACGTGGACCCGATCAAACCTTGCTTGATTTTGAAACAACGTCAATGGCAAGGGCTAAGGCGTACGGGAAGGCCATAGCCTTAGAACGGGATGGAAGGCTTGTAAATGTTTGGGAAAACAAACAAGATGCGGAAGGAGCGATTGAATGAAATCCTACGAAAGACGCCTTGAGTGTTGGCAATGCCTACGATGCGATTATCTCTGGGTTAAACGGCCAGGGAATAGGCCAGTCGCTTGTCCTGGGTGTACGTCCATTTGGTGGGATAGGCCGTTAACAGTCAAGCCAGGGAGGGGCCGAAAGAAAAAGGCACAGTCTGAAGTGTCGTCTCGCGCAATTCCGCGTGAGGTCGACAATAACAATCCCGAAATTGACGGTTCCTGTCAATCTTTGGCGACAAACGCGGAACAGGACACGCAAACGGCTTCTGTAACGCCAACGGATTGACCGGGTTCCTTCACGTATCGATAAAACATCTCACGGGACAATTTATTGCATTTTTGACAATGCAAAAATAAATTAGAGGTTATCTCAAAATAATTCCATCCGCGCAATTCCGGGATAGGTTGATTTTTTTGACGGCCTTTCTGTCGTCGCACGGTGTCACTTGGCCAATTTTTTTGCATTGCATCCCCTTTTGTGACTTATTAATTAATAAGTGATTTATTTGTTATGCGCAATTCCGCGTGTTGGTGTTCAAGGTTTTTCATTCGATCCCCCGCGCCTTCTTCCATTTTTTGTAGTCTTTGGAATAGTTCCAGTCCAAACAGATCGAATCAGCCCATCCGATTGCTTCTTTAAAGTCCTTCTCCGCCGCCTTCCGGCCCTCGGATTTCCCGCATTCGAAAACGGAATTGAAAACTTTTAGCGTGTCCAGGGTAACAAAATCATGCTTCCCAGTCGGCCCGGTAATATACCCGTCTTTATCAATAAAATACGGACCCTCACTCTCCATCCTGGCCTCCTCTTATCATTTCTGCGACTTCCCGACACGCGGCGGCTTCCCCCGGGCTATTAAGTAAAAGAGCGTGGTCTTCTGCAATCTTCGCGCACCGCTCACGCTCATCATTCCGTCCCTCTTCGTACACGCACGCGGTGCATGAAGCGACGCACTTTCCTCCTTTCGTGGAATGCTTATACAACCCACCACGCACAACATTTTTGTCGGTCATTTCACGGACTCCGATTTTCCCACCACCCAGTGGGTTGGCATGGTGAATATTTATCAGCTTGTTCTGATCGAATTTCAATTATTTCTTTAAATGTTGAATTCAGTCTGTCTTTCGTTTCGCAAAATCGGCACATCGAATAACATTCGTCGTCGTATACAAAAACCCCGTAATGCTTTTCGCAAGTATGGAATTGGATTGAATCGCGTGATGATATCCCCTGCAACGCCATTCCGGCATACCACTCGCGCTTTGTAAGGCCGTATTCAGTCGGACCAATCTTTCCACTGTTATCCGTTGGCGTGACTGGAAACGCCGGGCCAACGCTATCAATCTCGCTCATTTTTCCCCCTTCCCGGCGCAAGTCATAGACTCTCCAAACGCACGGGCTCGCACGAACCAATCATCCAAGAGTCTTCCGTGGTCACCAATGGCATGTTGCCCGTCCCAATCAAACGGTGTCTCCCCCTTGTCGTTGGTCATTTAGTCTCCTTCTCGGTCGCAAGATAAAGGTCATTTATTCCGTTCAGGATTGTAGATCCTACCGCTGTATGAACGTATTCTGCGCTTAAACGAGCGGCATCGTTAAAAGCGTCAAGCCTCCCCGCCAGAAATCCAGCTTCATACGCCGATCGTTTGCACTTATCGCCACATCCGCCAAAGTCTCGATCACAGTCCTCATGCTCGTATGGGTTGTTCATTTATCCCCCTTCCCGGCGGTCATTTCGCGGACTTCTTTTCAGGCTTTTTCTCCCCGCACATCTCGCATGATTCACCATCTCCGAATGTGTCCCAGTCATGCCCTAACGCCATACACCATGAGCACTCATCAGTCATTTGTTCTCCCCCTCCCCGGCGCGGATCATGGCGTCGGCCAGCATGTAGGCGAAATTTGCCGATACGTCAGCCACTAGCCGGGGATTATATTTGTCAGATTCCGGGACAGGCGGCCCAAAACTTGTAGGGTTTGAAAGATACCCCTGCAACGCCATCCCGGCATACCACTGTCTAAGCGTCATCCCAGGAAAATGCGCCGTGTCTTGCGATACCGGAAACGCCGGTCCAACGCTATCAATCTCGCTCATTTTTCACTCCATTTTTTATTCTGTTTTCATAGAAATCATCAGAAGGACAAAACCAATCTTCCTTAATAATATGCCCGATGGCTAATATAGCCGAAGAATCAGAACGGACACGAACCGTTTTCCCAACGATTTTAGCCCATTCAGTAACACCAGCAATTTCCATTACACGCCAAATGAAATGTCCGGCAAAACTTTTTGTTTCAAAATATTTAAATCCTTTTGGAACATATAACGCGTAACCACCAAAACCCTGTCCACTCCCACCATAATCCAGCATCAACCACACAGTTAGCAATCCATGGTCATCAGCGGTAATTCTCGCGCTCTCAATAACGGCGTTTTTTATTTCAATCTCGCTCATGCTTTACCCCTTTTTACTTATTCGTTTCATGCACATCGGGCAGTCAATCAAATTTTCTTCTAGTTTCCCATAACAAATAAATTCAAAACCGCATCCCCCTTTCCACACTCCATTTTCATCTTCTTCCCACACGCATCTCGCACACGGTCTACGGCGTTCCATCTACCACCCCCATTTAAGACGATTTGTTAAACCGATCAAAAATTTCCATTTCCGCAAACTTTTCAGCCTTACAAAAATAGCACGGTGGTTCACGCTTGCCCATGAAAAGACATTCACATCCTTGCGCTATTCTCTTGTTTAAAACAAAAAGCACATCTTCCCACATCCGTTTTTTACTGACTTTTATGTTCTTCCCCAATCGTTCCGACGGCCAGTGGTTAGTCATCATCTTCCTCCCATTCAATTTCCGTTTTGCACTCCGGGCATTTGCACACTGGCGGGTCATAGGCCATATCCACGCGCATTGGCGCGTTGCAAGATGGGCAACGGACCCCAAACGTATTCACCTGTCCCACCAGTTCTCTGACTCTTCAACCTCCACCTCTTCCGCCGCGTCCCAATCGTCTTCCAAAACAACTTCCTTTGCCACCTGCGGCTTGATTTCCGGCGCTTTTTCCTCAACCTTGGGCATCGGAGCCTTTACGGTCACAGGACGCACAGAATCAATCCCATATTCCTTTGGGTGACGCTTCTTAAACTCCTCAAGAAAATCTTCGAAGCTCATTTTTTCCTTTGTAATTCTTTACTTTTATATTTAATAAATAAAGAGGATTTTGATGCACGACCAGAGGCCGTTTCATCAAAAAAAATTACGATAGCCGTGTATTCGCCCACGTCAGGCGTACTTATCCGAGTTTTGTCGCGCACCGGGTGAGATCCTCAAGTGAGTGTATCAGTCGGCGCGTCCATTGAAGGATTCCCGATTTCATCGCGTCCTCACAAACTCTCCGGGTTTGTTTTAACAAACTTTTACGGTCTTGGCGTTTGTCGGCCTCATCAACGCTATTTGTATTTAAACGGCCCGACGTTAACCGGGCCAAAATAAAACTCCCTTGCGGAAGCCTGGTCTGGAATTGTGCCGACATAACACAGTAAAACCAGACCTCCGCAAGGGAGATCAATTTATGTCGCGCTGATTCCAGTCAGCGTCGCCTATTCAGTGGCGATGAACATAATTTACAAAAATGTTTTTCATTTGTCAACATCTTTTTTATCGACGGTAAAATCTTCATAGTAAGTGCTTAGCAAACCATATTTAGTAGCGCACTCTTCACATGGGAATGGGTCGCAATCTCCCATTGGGTTACGCCATCCACATTTACCACACATCGGCCAAATCTTCTGTTTCTCCCACGGAAATGGTAAGCGGTCTTTTAGTTTCATGGCCGATTGTCGATTAAAACCATAGCGTATTTTTCTTTGTCGAAAGGTGCGTGTGCGTGGTCAAAACATCTGTAATCCCAAAACGGGCTGACACGTTCTCGCACATAAACCATTTCGTTCGGCTTTTTATTGCAAACCGCGCAGTTCCTAATGACTTTTTTGTTGTACCCTTCTCTGTACGCCACGGCGAACCTCTTAAATTACTTTATCGTTTTCGGGCCTGCTTAATAACGCAAACAGCCGCAGGAACACCTTGCAAAGTTTTTTCTAACAGCAATCTTTCATACGCGGGCAAGTTTCGTCTGTATCGCTCCAGGCCCGCCAAAACAGTCTCAAGAGCCGCTATCGCGTCAGCCAGCAATTTAATTTTTGTTTTGCACTCGCATTTTTGTTTCATTACCTCACCTCATACCTAACGACAATTCTTTCAATCCGTTCCAGCGCGCCGATGCAACAAATAGCCATCCGTCGTTTTTCAACAAACGGTATATTTTTTTTGTAATCTTTTAGTCCGGATTGGATGTCTCTTAAAGTTTCAACGGCTTCTTTTAATAACCGTTCTTTGCAATTACAAATGTGATGCGGGCCGTCGCACAGCATGGCTATCAATCAACAAATAGGATGTAACACAAAATCCATGGACAGAGACAGACAAACAAGATCCAAACACTCGCTATGATGTCAAGCATTGCATCCTCCCATTCATTTTCGCGTTTCGTAATACCACCTGGCCAACAACAACGATTCTGCCCGGTTGTGATCTTTCTTTCTGGACAACGGAGCGTTAGGGAAGTAAGAAATGGCCAACGCCCTTGCCCTTTCTTTGTCTGATCCTATCTTAAAATGTTTTTTCCATACGCCTGGGGTAACGTAAACAATTGGGACGCACAAAGCCGATAAAACACCGCGAACAACGCCAAATGAATCGCCCATCGAGAACATTGACGATACGCCTTGACCTGGCATGGCCGACGTTCGTTCGATAACAGCGATAGATGGAACTGGGATTGTTGCGCAGATTTCGCGGAGGCCAGCAGGATTAATTTCGTTTTTAACTTTTCTTGAACTTGAAGCCGACTGATTTGTTGGAATATCGGCTACGCTAAAATACGTGCCTTCCATTTCGTCTATCAGTGAAATAGCTCCTGTCAACCCGCAGTCAACCCCGACTATCACGGATTGACCTCATACTGACAAAACATTTCTTTACTAATGTTTTTAACACCGTCCTGGAGACGACCTAAATGGTCTGACTGCCTGTCTAAAATCATGCCTTCAAGCAAAACAAGGTAATTTCTTGCGTCACCGATTTTTTCACGAAGCACTTCGCGTGTGACCGCTTTCCCGTTTACAATTTCTCTAATTGACGCCAAATGTTTTGCCATATAACACCATAGCGTCTGTTCTGGTGTTAACCCTGTAAAATGCGCTCCGTCGTAAAAATTAATAAAACGGCTCTCACCGTCCGCGTATTCTGTTCTTTTTTTGCAAAGTGTCTCACGCTCCTGTTTTACAATTTCGTCAAACAATTCCTCAAACGATTCTGGTGTCATACGGTTGTCCTTATGAGTTATTTATTCTGTAAAGACTTCAAAAATTATCCCCTGTTGACTGACATGCTCACGACCCCGACCCCGACCGCGACCACGCCACCGACCGCGACACCGACCCCGACCCCGACCGCGACCACGCCACCGACCGCGACCACGCCACCGACCGCGACCCCGACCACGCCCCCGACCGCTCGTGGCCTATCCGATTAATACATTGGTTCATTTTATTTCACCTTCAACAGCAATCCTCCGACTCTCTCGGACATATCAATAATCGCCCCACGTCCTAGAATAACAATGCCTGTTGGAAATGGCTCGACCTCGTTGACAGTTTTTCCAGCCACAAACTCGTTAAACCGACCAGTGTCGGCGATCCATGCCGCGTCCTCTATCGCAATTTCTTTGTCCCCGACCCACACCAGCCTGCCCGTGTAATAATGCGTCACAGTTCTGATGAAATAATCTCGCCCGACGACAAAAAATGGGTTACTCTTATCTCCATCGGGGACTTCTATTTTTGAAATGTCCGACTTCTTTACATACTCAACGCCGTCTATGTTTATTGTTTTCATTGTCTCCCCTTTTGGCTCATCGTGTCTCCTTAAATTTGGCCGGTCTTTCCCGGCTGTCATCCCCGCGCACGTCGCGGTTGGACTCCCGTCGTGGACTAATCCAGATCGTGCCCGTTGCGCACGGGCGGGCGGGATACGCTGTTGGTAGTGCGCACTCGCGTGTTGTGGCCGCAACCCCGCGCCGCGTTTGCCAACCGGAGGCCCGTCATCTACGGGTCCGAGTACAAAGGCTTCTTTATAAACTCCGTGCGTCCAAATAGGCCGTCGGCTATCCCTTTCTGGAAACATTCTCCCCCCATTTCTCACTGTAGAGATCCCGACCCCGACCGCGACCACGCCACCGACCGCGACCACGCCACCGACCGCGACCACGACCGCGACCCCGACCACGACCACGACCCCGACC